ACAGGTGCGCGGCCCCATCTCTGCATGCCAGATCCAGCCGCTTACCACGTCCCGATTCGCCCTGTAACTCTGATGCGACGCCTCACGGTAGGCGTTCAGTTGCGCCGTGCGCGCCGTGGTCATGGCCCATGTCAACCCCGCGCCCATGATGCGCCGCGCCGTGACGCGCGGATTCCTGCCCAGTGCAATCCCGTTCACCAACTCATTCACGGCATGGTCCGCCAGTTCCGGCCCTAGCCTGTTGACCAGCGCATCGTGCAATGGCGAGTCTTCCCCCGTCATGCCAACGATGTTTTCGATGGCCTCGACGGGAAGACGGTTCCATGCGTTGCGAATCTCTGCCTGCACGAGCCCGCCGTTGATTCCCTGTTGGCGCAGGTAGTCGATGTCGAAGTGCGCCAACACAAGCGCCTCTGCATCACGCAACCCCGCGCCGATCTCCGCCTCCATCGCATCGAGCACGCTTTGCTCTGCATAAGTGCCAAAGCGCCCGATCTGCTCCACAATCTGATTGCGCAGCGTTGCCATGACCGACAGGCGGCGAATCTGGTTCGGCGTCAGGTTGCGGCCCCTTGTCGCCAACTCAAGCGCCTCTACCTGTGCGTCAAGCGCCCTGTAGATGCGGGCATAGGCGCGGATCATGCGCGTGGCGCTTGCACGTTCCCTGGCCAGCGCCTGATTGCGGAACCGTTCCGCCGCGTCAGCGACCGGATTCGGCACGCGTCGCCCCGTTCTGGCGTGGCTGTGCTATCGCGCCTGTCTCGAAGTTCCGCAACAACGTTTCGCCAAGCGTGGCGCTGGCATCCTGTTCGTCCTGCGCCCGTTCCATCTCCCGCTCGGCGTCATAACCGCGCCGCTCGAGGTACGTTTCCGTACTCAGTCCGGCATTGCGATCCGCCGTGAGCGCCTGCACTTCTTCTACCGGGTTTGCCGGTAGCGGGTCCTCCCAGATGTTATTCACCTGAATCGCCTGCCCGAAGCCCGCCATTTCCAGCAGCGCGGCGTTGATGCCGGCCAGCAACGCGCCGTAGGTGGTGCGCTTGACATTGGTCAGATCAAGCAAATCGCCGTAGAGAATCTTCAGGGCGAAGCCGCTCAGCGCACCGACGTTGACTTGTTGCGGGTCGAGGTCAGGCACGCCGGTTATCTGCGCGTAGGTTGTCTTCAAGTCCTTTGCAAACTGAAACGTACTCGCAAGATCGCTCTGCATCTCCAGGTTGAATACTTCCGCCCCCGGCGTGTTGATGGTCCAGAACTGGTCAATCGCCGTGGTTTCCAAATGCGCCGCGCTGAAGCCGATCCCTATCGTCTTGGGGTGCGCATGGTAGCGAATGATGCGGTTGGCGTTCGACATGACCCAGTTGATTGCATCGTTGACGTCCGCATCCTCCAGGTCGCTGATACCCCAAACCTCGTTAGGATTCGGCTGATTCTGGCAGTAGAGAACCGGCGCGAACTGCCACGGCCAGCGTTCTTCCGCTACCAGTTGCCAGATGCTTGCCTTGCTGTAAACCTCCTGCGTAATGACCCATGTCCCGTTCTGCTGCAGGTCGAAGCGTTGCCTGCGCCATTCGGCGTCACGCCCTTCGCCCGCCTTCCAGGTCATTGTGTAGCCGCGAATATCGTCAATATCGTCTTCGTTTGTGATGATGTCCATCAACTCTGGGTTCAGCGCGGCGATACGCGGCAAGTCGCCAGTCTCAGCCGGCGGATAGATGCGTACAAAGGAAGTCCCGGTCACGGCACCGTTCAAGCCAATGTCAAGCAGCGTGCGCGTCTTTTGCTCCGCCGTGCCCCATGCGGTGTCAAGGTATTCCTCCGGCGGCGTGCGTTCGTCGCTGCCTTCGATCTCAAACTCGACGGCATGCCCGAACAGGAATGACAGGCTCTTGTTGATGACGCGCCGCGAGTAGTTCAGCGTCACGTTGTCGTCAGACTGGCCCTGCATCACCTTGAGCGCCTTGTGATGGCGGCCCCGGTAGTAGTTCCAGTATTTGCGAAACAAGTCCTGGCGCTCACGGTGCTTTTGCGACAGAGGCGAGAGAGGTTCGCCGGCAGATGTTGTCTCTTTGTTGAAAATTGCCATGCGCTACCTCATTCGTAAAAAGGATTCGTGGGCACGACACCGAACGCCCGCGATGCAGGAACAGCCTGCCATGCCAGCGCAAGGCTCATTACCATGTCATCGTGCATGCCTTCCGGCGCGCTGAAACGGAACACGCCAGACGGCAATTTCTCCTGCTCAAACGATTGAAGTTCATTAATAAGCGTCTGGTCTGGAATGATCCTGATTTCGCCTTCCGCAAACGCCTGCGATAGTGCGTCGATGATTGCAAACTTTGTTGCGTTCGTGGTTGTGAACGGCTGAATGGGAATGTGCGATCTCCTGAGCACGTCAATCAATGGCGCGCCCATGCTGTTTTCCTCAGCGAATACAATCTTTGGGTGGAACCGGTTAACCATTGCCTTCAAGCGGCCCATCTGCAGCACGTAGTCAATCTGGTTGAAGCGGTCTATAGTCGCAATTGATTTCGTCGTGACATCAATCACGGTGAGCACCGTCCAGTCCTTTTCCCTGGCCCAGTCCACGCCCATCGCATAGGTGTGATCCGGATTCGGTGCGTCCTGATGCTCTGCCGTTGCCGCGGCCATGACCCGCAAGAATATGCCTCCTGCATCGTCAAGGAATGCCGCCTCTATCTCCTGTTGGTACACCCGTTCCGGCATGGTCTTGCGCATGGCGTCAAGTTCAGACGCCGGCAGTTTCGGGTTGACGCTGGACGGCATTTGCCATGAGCGCCAGTCGGGATCGCCGCTTGCCTCCATCTGCCACAATTGCCAGAATCCGTTTCTCCCCTTTGGCGTACTCGCAAACCATGCGTCGCCGGTGTAGTCAACGAGCGTGGGCCGAATTGAGAAGTTCCATGCGTCCATCAGGTTCGGCACGAAAGCGCATTCATCGACCACCACGCGGCGGTACTTGCGCCCTCGGCCTGCGTTGACGTTATCAAGAGACCAGAATTCCAGCACGCCGCCGGCGACGTTCTCAATGCGCCGATCCGATGCGTTGACCCTTGTCGCAATCGGCGCGAGTCGTGCAGATACCTCACGCCACACTTCGAGCATATCTTTGTAGGACGGCGCAAACCAACCGACAGGGTAGGGCAGCACTTCCGGCTCCACACACAAGTCCTGCAAGAGCACCGTCTTTCCGGCGCGCCTGCCCACGCAAATCGTGTTATAGCGGCGGCGCTCCGCTTTCACCTGCGCCTGCCATTCGAGCGGGCGCGGCAGCACTACCTCAAGCGTCTGCATACTTGATCACGACGTGAATTGCGCCACCATCTTCGCCCGTAACCTCTGTTACCTGTTTCGGCGGCCCGTCGATTTGCCCATAGATGAACTTGACCAATCCTATCCACTGGTCGGCGTCAAGGTCCATGATTCTCTCGTCATCAAAGACAACGCGCCCGCTCGTTGCGCCCTGCCATGCGAGTTCGGCAAGCAACCGCTTTGCACCTGTCGTCCTCCCGCCATACTCGATTCGTTTCGAGCCGGTTTGCTGAAGGATTTCACTTAACGCCCTATTCTTCGGCGGGCGTCCGTTCGGATTGTTCGTCGTCCCTTTCGGCATGCTTGTTCCACTTGTAAAACAGACCTGGTGCTACAATTCACCTATGCAATCCTGTCTGTCCCTCGGCTTCACCTTCAGCGAGTGCATTGGGTCAGTCACGTCAGACGTTGGGCCATTGCTCGTGATTGCCGTGCTTGCCGTCGGCGCTTGGCTCATGCAGCGTCGCTAACTCCTCGCAATCCACGGCAGAGTGACGCAATACGACTTGCGCTCAGGCACCCCGAACCACTGCGCCGCACTCTCCCTGTCAACACGGCTCGGTATCCTGTTGCTGCCGTGTGCGTAGGCGGGGTCAGTCACCCAGTCTTCCGCAATCCAGTACGCCATGATCGAATCGCCGTCATATGCGCTGTAATTGCTGCACTGGTCCGCGCTCCACCCCTCGAAGACGTTTGCTCTCACCTGTGATTCGGACCAGCCCATGCTAGACAGGTAGTGTGCCAGAACGACGGGTTCGTTCCACGGGATATGTGCAGCCGGACTCTGGTGCTCGTGGATGAGCCCTAGCGCATGGCCGAACTCATGCACGACGACGCGCTGCCACTCCCAGACGTCGCTGTTCTCATCAAGCCAGCCAAAGTTCATGGACGGGACGTTGTTCTCCCACCCGTTCTTCGAGTACTTGCCAAGTTGCGACCAGCAACCCCCAGGCTCAAACGCAATACGAATGTCGGCGTCCTCTGGCCCGTCGAAGTGGAACTTGACGGCGCAGAATTGCGGCCATGCGAACGGCCCTTCGATTACCTTCTGCACCATCATGCGCTGATACTCGCTGCCGCCGATGAAGCGCACGCGGAACTCGTTCTTGTCCCACCTGTTCGCAGCATCCTGTGCCAGTTCCAAGCGCGGCTCGATTGTCGCCAGCACAGAGCGCGTATCGTCCGCCGCTTCATAGAGCGCGCCGCGAATCACGACTGTCTGCGGGTCAGGGTCGCAGACGTGGTATTTCACTGCGGGAACTCTCTCCGCACCAGTTCCACGCCGTCGTTATCCTTCGGGTCTGCGAGCGGCGTGACGAAGCGCCTTGCAATCAGAGCGCCGACAATCGGCAGCGCCAGCACGACGACGGCCATGAGGTTCGTAAACTGTTCGTCGGTCATCTGCAGCCAGCCCATCGAGCGGGCGAGGATGATGACTGACGAAATCAACGCTGCAATACTGGCCGCCGTGACGACTGGTTCATTCGCTATGGTTTGCATAGTTCCCCTTCCTGCGTTCGTTGTAGGCGTGCAAGCGGGCGATCATCGACTTGTGCCCGTTGAAATCGGCGGCGTGGATGTCCACAATTACCGCCGCCGAGAAAGCCAGAGGCCACCAGAAGGACCGCTCGACGGCAAAGAGCCATGTAGCGTCAATGCCGGTAATCTCGGTCTGAATCAGCCAGAAGGATGCGCAGATGAGCGCCGCAGAGGTCCAGGCAATGCCATAGAGCATGCTCAGGATGTTCCGTTTCTGCCCATACAGTAACCAGCAATAGGTTGCCAACCCCGTGAATGCAGACCCCATAATCAGCCAGTGCACATGACTGAGCCATGCGGGGGTTAGGATAATCTTCATCAGTGGCCCCCTGTGTAGACCCACCAGTTCAGCGCCAGTGACGCTACTGCTATCACCGCCGATATGATTGCTATCGTCCACCTTGCCGTGCTATCGGTCTTGGCGTTCTGGTTGTCACGCCATGTTTTGAGTCCTGCCACATCGTCCCTCAATGCGAGTATCATCTCGCGCAACCACTCGAAATCCTTTTCAGTCGGCATCAGCGCCCCCACCGCCTAGAGCAGGGCGCAGCGCCCTTGCCAACAGGGTACAATCACCCGCCGTCGTTATCTGCCAGAGGTAACAACAAACACCAGCGCACAGGCCGGTGAGCGACGCCGATTCCTTCCTTTCCATGTGGATTGTCTTCGTACACGGGAACGACACGGCTGATCCGCTGCAACATATCCTGCGCGGCGTTCCAGTCCATGCCGGTAACACTAGCGGCTTCGGTGACTGTGATCCCGTTGCGCCTCTGGAACAGAATCCAAACCAGTAATGCCGCTCGTTCAGTCGTGGTGTCCGGCTTCAAGGTAGTGCCTGATTGTCTTGATTGCCTGCTCTGCGCCATAGCAGATTGCAACGATGTAGCCGACGGCGCTCAGGTGGTCAATCCAACGTTTTTGCTCGATGGTCGGCGCGTTGGAATGGTCCGCGCGTTTGAGTTCGATGTACAGACCGTGATAGCGCCCTGAAGGCACAGGTAAACACAAATCAGGAACGCCGGCCTTGACGCCCTGCCCTTGCAACATGCGCGCCGTAATCGGGTCTCGAGCGCCGCCGTTCGGGACGTGAAAGAGCCATTCCAGGTCCGGCAGTTGCGGGCGCATCATCTCGGCCCATTGCATGATGGCGGCCTGTTCCTGCGCCTCTGTGGGCGATGGGCCAGCAACCTTGCGCACCTTGCCTAGTTGCCGCGGCTCGTCGGCGTGAATGTCCGGGTTGGCGTGCAACAGGGCGGTGTACTCGATTTCGGTCAGGCGCGTCATTTCTCCCCCACCAGTCTGCGCAGTTCGATGTATTGCCCGGATGAGAAGTCCACACGAACGGCGACGCCCTTGCGCAGTTGCACCGCCGCGTCAGCCCACGAGCCTAGCCGTTGTGTCGGCCTGTCGGTGTACGTCAACCTGGGCGGCATCTGCTGCAGGTGCGCATCGCAGCGCAACAGGTCGCCCTCCAAATGCACCATTGCCGACGGTACGCGAGTCTCACCTGCGATGGACATGAATCCCCCAGTCTTTTAATCCGTCACTCCGTCAACTGTTATGCAACCTCAACATAACGAATCGTCGGGCTATCCTCAACGTCCGGTTCGCCGTAGAGTTGCATCTCAATCGACGTGATGGCCGAGGATGGAACGTACTCGATCTCGTTGCGAATCCTCGTCCAGGTAAGGTTTGCCCTTGCCTGCGCCAGTTCGCCCCACTTGCAGTCGCAGTAGAGGATTGCATCGAAGCGCCCGTGCAGAATGGCCTCGATGATGTACATGCCCAGGGCAACGGTAACGGCCGGCTGGAAGCGGATACCGAACATGCAATCATCCCGCCCGCACCCGTGATGGCCGTGCGTCGATTGTTCCTCCATCCACGCCGGCATAGCCGCCCGCGTGCGCTTGCCCAGGATGTCAATCATTTGCGCAGGTTCCTTCCGCCCACGTAGACCAGTTCGCACAGGTAGGCAATCCGTTCCATCGTCCGGTCCCCGTACTGCAAGGCCATCTCCTGCGGCGTAAGGTTCGTCGTGATGAGAACGGGCAGTTCGTAATTCATGCGGTGGTTGATGATTTGGTAGAGCAGGCGTTGTTTGTCCGCCGACTCCTCGCGCTTACGCTTGTCGCCTACATCGTCGAGCAAGAGCAAGGGGATTCGCTGCGCCTGTTCGATGCGCTCCTGCGCCGAACCGTCACCCTTGCCGTACCTGCCCTGAATGCTGTCCACAAAGTCGTACCATTCGATCCAGAGTCCAGCGCCGGTCCCATTCTCCAAAGCGCGTGACAGACAGGCCGTGGCGAGCCCTGTCTTCCCTGTCCCGAACGGACCAGAAAAGAGCACGCCCGGTTTGGCCGTTTCGCCTGCGGACCAGCGTCGTGCAATCTCCAGAGCGCTGCGCTTGTTGTCGTCTGTCGCCAGTGGCGCATAAGATTCCAGCGTCATTGCCTCGAAACGTTTGGGAATCCCGGCGCGACTGAACGCTTCGCCGGCCCGCTTCTGGGCAAGGCCGTTCAGGTAGGCCACGCAATCGAGGCGATAGAGCACGCCTGCATCGCAATCGCAGAAATCAATCTCATCGATGCCGTAACCGGCAGTCACCTGCTTCCATCCCCTATTCCCCGTCCCCTTGCACTTAGGACAGATTCGCCCAGCCGTACTCTGTCGGCTCCCAGTTGGCCGGCCTGTCTGCCGGCGTTGCTCCGTTGCCATTCATCGCTCCGTTCTGCTGCTTGGTCAATCCATTCTTGTGCGTATTCGCTGCCTTCAAAACGTAATTCACTCGCTGTATCGCCCCGGCCTTCGACGCTTCCTCAACCCCGTACAACATCGCCCGCAATCCGTAAGTGGCAAGCGCGTCCGCGTAGGTCTCGGCAAGCAATTGCGAAAAAACAAGTCCAGCCTTCTCTGCCGTCGCAATCAGAATCTTGAAGTCTGTCTCATCAATCACCTGCGGCGTTTTGTAGGTGACTTGCTCCACCTCCACGAATGAAGGTTCCTCGCGCGCAGCAGCTGCTTTTGGTTCTAAAGTAGTTAAGGTTGTAGTTGATTCTTCGCGCGCGTGAGAGACGACTGCACCCTTTATGTCGCCAGATTGCACCCTTTCTTGCGCTAGACTGCACCCTTTTGGCTCCGAAATTGCACCCTTTTGTGCGTCAGACTGCACCCTTTTGCCCGCGTAATCGGTGCAATCAGACTGCACCCTTTCCGGTGCTGTTCTGGACTCGTTTATGCGGTATGTAGATGGTCTTCCGCGCCCTGTTCCGCGCTGGATCGTGAGGTATCCGAGGGATTCAAGGCGACCTATGATGTACTGTGCCTGTCTCGTTTTGATATGCACCAGGTCTGCCAGTGTTGCCACGCTGGGCCAGCATTCACCGTCCCCGTTGATGTGGTTGGCAATGGCAAGTAGCATGATGAAGTCTGTCCCGTGGATGTCTTTCGCGTTGTCCCACACCCATTGCGTAGCCTTGATGCTCATCACTCCACTTCCTCTGCATCTCGGCACATGGATTCGTCGGACGCCCGCCGCGCATCGCGCTCATACCAGAACTCGAATGGAGGCGGCTGGGGCAACTCGATGCCGTTGGCAAGCAACCATGTTTCTTGCTCTGCCGTGAACGGCTGGCAGTTCACCGACCACCAACTGAGCCGCTTGCGCAGCGTTTCTTCACTGTGATCCCGCTTGGTGGAATTGCATCGCCGGCACGCAGGAACGAGATTCCACTCCTCGGTCGGACCACCCTTCGATAGTGGAATCACATGGTCCAGGTTCAGCCCTCGAGAATCACCGCTACTGCTATTGCTGTCCCGAAGACTCACCCCGCAATACCAGCACTTGCCGCCAGTCATGTTGTATATCCGGCGACGAAGCGCTTTCCTTGTCACTACTATGTCTGCTTCAATACTCACCGCCCACCCTCCCCGTCTATCATCGCTTCGAGCCGCAGCGCATCCCGTCGAATCTCCGCGATACGCCCCATGAGCCACTCGTACTCGTCGGCGTCGAGGCCACGCCGGCGCATACCACGAACGTACAAAATCAAATCGTCCGTCGCATCCAGAATCCCCAGCCTGAGCGCCGTCGCATCCTCCCGCCGGCACTGGGCCAGGATGTCAGTCTGCGAGAGTGCCATCTTTGTACGCCGCCTTGTCGCGCAAGTCCTGCAACTCGTGGTGGCGTGCCAGCAAACCATCCACGAAATAGGCGGCGAGAGTCGCAACCCCCGCCGCCCCTGCCACTGCAATCAGAATCCACGCCGCCTGCACGTAGCCGAGCACGGCATACGTCGCACAGGTCACGCCGACAATGACCACTGTCCCGAGCGTGTAGGCCGTCAGCCGCCCCAACTTCTCGCCGCGCAGCAGGTGCCACGGAAACCAGTGCAGAAACAGGATGATGAAGGCGGCGAGAATTGCGGGTATGGCGATTTGCATTAGGAGGCCTCAACGAGAGCGAATAAAGTAGGAACCTTTTTCTCCGCCTCGATTGTCTTCAGGTTGCGCACGGCCATCGCAAAGTAGGAATCCTTAAGTTCGATTCCGATAGCCTTGCGCCCCCATCGAATTGCCTCATACGCTTCCGACCCGATGCCCATGAATGGCGTCAGCACCGTTTCGCCCGGATTGCTGTAGAGTTTGATACACCGCTCGATAGTTCCTAGTTGCAGCGGGCAAATGTGCTTCTCATCATCGGCATCACGCCCGCTCTGATACTGGAGTGTGTCCGACTCCTGAATGCCAGTCCAGATTCCGCCGGCCCAGTCGATCCATGTCTCGTTGTTCATATCGCCGTTTGTGACCGGAGTGATAGGAACCTGATTCTCGCCCGTCTTTTTGAAGATGAGGATGTGGTCCAGAATTGCCGGGCGACTGTCGCTAGAATCCTTGCGCAACTGGACAAAGAGCAAAGCCTTTGCTTTCGTGCGGATAGCCTGTGCCTGCGGATTCTTTGCGACAATGGCCCGTCCGTAGAAAACCCATCCCTCGGCCTCGTACGCCTTGACAACATCACCAGGAAAGTCCTTGATGCCGATGTAACCATCACGGCTTGCCATCGCCGGCAGGTCTGCAACATGCACGCACGTCATGCGCCCAGGCTTCGTTACCCGGAGCAATTCGCGGATGATGAAGGCGTAATGCCCAAAGAACTCGTCATAGTTGCGGCTGTTGCCGAGGTCAAGTTCACTGTCGCTGTAGGTATACAGGTCTGCGAAGGGCGGCGAATAGACCGACAGATCAATGCTTGCCTCTGCCAGTTCGCCCAGGCGCTGGCAACTGTCACCCCGCATGGCCGTCCATCCATCGCCATGCACCGTCACCTCGTCATACTCAAATCCGCCGTCAAACGTTCCGCCGCTCAATTCCTCCATTTCGTACCTCCGTACGTGCTGAATCAATTGCTCTGTCATAGCCGTCGCTACGGCCTCTTTCATCATGATCGTGTCGTAAACTTCCTGCTCGACCTCCGTGAGTACCACATAAATGTTGACCTCGCGCTTTTGCCCGAAGCGGTAAGATCGGCGAATGGCCTGATACCATTCCTCCCACGAGTAGGAAAGGCCAACGAATACCTGGTTATGTGCGTTCTGGAAGTTCATCCCAAAGCCGGCAATGCTTGGCTTTGTCACCAGCACTCTGTATTTGCCGTCCTGGAACGCCTCAATCTGTGATGCTTTTTCTTCAGGGGAATCGGAGCCGACCACCTCGACACAATCGGGAATCAACTCAGCCATGAGTGCGGATTCCGAGTTGAGGCCAGTCCACACAATCCATTGGCCGTCAGTTGTGTTCACCAGGTCAGCCGCTGTCTGACATCGAATCTCTATTGTTCCCTTGCGCACGGCTCTGTGACCAGCAAGGCCGCCCATTGTCGTGAAGATCAACTGGTCGTCTGGAACATAGTCATAGTCAATCCAGATCGGCTTGACATTGAGTGGAGGCAGAATGAACCCGTTGTCGTTATACCCAAGGTCTGACGGGGCGCGCACCGACATCGCCCAAGAAGCCATCCATCGGTAAAAGGATTCTTCGGCGTGATGCTTGAGTCGCCACTCCTGTCCATTGTCGTTTCCGAGTTTCTTACGCAAAATGACGCCGCCGAACTCGGAAATCATCTCCTTGTTGGCGTGCACAAAGAACATGGCGAGCATGTCCACCATGCGAGTAATGCCGAGAAACTCGCTGTGATTGCCGATCTCTGTGCGGTCGTTTGGGGCGGGGGTTGCGGTGCAGGCCAGTTTGTACGGAGTATCCGCGAACATCTCTGTCAGTTGTTTGCGGGTCGTGCCATCGAGAGCCTTGAGGATGCTGGATTCGTCGAGTACCACGGCGCCAAACTGCGATGCGTCGAAATGGCCGAGCATCTCATAGTTCGTAATCCATAGTTTGTGGTCGCCAGTGACCTGCTCCTGATTGCGAACATAGCGCACTTCCAAATCGATCTTGTGTGCCTCTCGGACGGTCTGCCGTGCTACCGAAAGGGGCGCAACGATGAGCGTGTTCTGCCCGATGAGCCGCGCCCATTCCAGTTGAATGAACGTCTTGCCTAGTCCTGTGTTGGCAAAGACAGCGCAGCGCCCCTTCCGGCACGCCCATTGCACGATGTCCTGCTGAAACGGGAAAAGGGTATGGTTCACTTGATCGCGGTCGATGCTGACGCCGCTATCTCCGATTGTCCTCCGCTTGGTAGAGATGAAATCCTGATACGCAGTCATACTTCCTCCATTTGGCCGTCACGCTTTTCTGAAATGTGCTGTATTCTGGGAAGCAGAAGACTTTGGAGAAAGTCTTCGTGGGGCCATCCAAGCCCACACCCGTTAACCGCCCTGCTACCGCCCAGCAGGGCGGTTGTGTTTATGATGCCCCGTTACTGACTTTCTTCTCGGCAATCTCCGTCCGAATGATGGCCGGCTTGACCGTGGCATTGTCTAGCAGGTGACGAATCACCTGCGAGCGCGTCATGCCGGTCTGTTCGACCATCTCATCTAACCGTTCCAACTCCTCATCGCTGAGCCGGAATGCAATTAACTCCTGCTTGCGTCGTTTCATGTTACCTCCCCCACTCGTTTTCCTCATGCTATGATTGTATAACAGGTTCCGCCAGATTACAATACCCTTCGCAAAAACTCATCAAAACTGGGTGGATACACTGTGTGCAATACTGTGATACACTGTTGTCATAGCAAACGAACGCCAACCCACAGGAGAAAACACAATGAACATCCTCACACTGTACGACCAGCTCGACAAGGCGAAGGCAGACGTATCGCAGGCCGCTACCAATTACGCCAACACGCGCAAGGCGTTCCACAACGCCGCCGAAGACTATCGCATTGCCAAGCGCGTCCTGGCCGATGTCGAGGCCGCCATTGATGAAGAGGGCAAGCACGGCTACAAGTGCTTGCAGGAGGAATGGCGGGCAGAGGAGCGGAAATATGCTTGAATCAACGAATGATGTGCAGGTGGAAATGCTCGCACTAGCCCGCAAGTATCTGCGTGAGGCGCAGACAGGCACGCCGGAAGAGTCTGTCAATTCCTTTGTCGAGGCGTTCCGGGCAGCGGGTGACGTGGAATCCTACGCTAAATCGCTCAAGGACCAGGCGAAGGCTGGCATCGGTGAAGTCATGGCCGAAACGGGAACGCTGCGCTATGACGTGCAGGCAGGTTCCGCCTATGTCACCAAGCCGAGTATTCGCGCATCGTATGACACAAAGGCGCTGGACGCCCTGTGTGCCAGCAACGCAGACATCGCTCGCATACTGGCGCCGCACCGCAAGGAAACGGAAGTCGCAGGAAGTCTCACAATCAAGGGGAAAGACAGATGAGCAACGAACTTGTGTTGGCAACAGGGGAGATCGTGCAGCGGCAATCGCTAGGCCGTGAGCAGGTGGAACTCATCAAGCGCACGATTGCGAAGGGCGCGAGCGACGATGAACTGAACCTGTTCATCGCCCAGTGCAACCGCACCGGGCTCGACCCGTTCAGCCGCCAGATTTACGCCATCAAGCGATGGACGAAGGACGGCGACCAGATGAGCACGCAGATCAGCATCGACGGCGCTCGCCTCGTTGCCGAGCGCACCGGCAAGTATGCCGGCCAGTTGGGGCCGTTCTGGTGCAGTCTGTCCGGTGAGTGGCGCGACGTGTGGCTGGAGGAAGACCCGCCGGTCGCCGCCCGTGTCGGTGTCCTACGCCATGACTGGAAGGAACCACTCTGGGCCGTCGCCCGCTACGTCTCCTACGTGCAGACCACGAAGGAAGGCAAGCCGAACACGTTCTGGAATCGGATGCCCGACCTGATGCTTGCCAAGTGCGCGGAGGCGCTCGCGCTGCGCAAGGCGTTCCCGATGGAATTGAGCGGCCTCTATACCGGCGAGGAAATGGGCAACGATAACA